TTTTAAAAACGGAGACAACTATTATACCATTTTATATAACAATCCGGCTCCCAACCCGAATACGAATCCGATTCAAGTTTGTTTATTGGATAAAAACGATCCATTTTTTCAGACTGTTTTGATAGAAGAGACCACACAAAAAGGTGGTACTAAAAGAGAACAAATAGAAAGTATAATGAATCAATCATTATTAAATAATTTACTACAAAATCCAAATGCAGAAAATGATAAACGTAAAATATTAATGAATACATTAGCGTATATTGTTCCGATTAAATTAGAATTATATGAAGGAAAGGATGTTCCAACAAATCAAAAAGTATCATTAAAATGCGAAGAAAATTATAATAATATTTTAAAAGCGTGGAAAGTATTATTTAACATAAAAGAAGAGAAAACACCACAAGCGAAACCAACACCTTCTTTCTAGATTAAATAATAATAATGAATTATTATTTAATTAAATGTCGAGACTAATTGAATTTTTATCAGATCGTTGTCTTCTTCTGCTTTTTTTGGGCATATTTCCATCATTTTGTAAGTCCTTCAAATCGGAAACGCTTATTGTGCTGTCATTATTCAAAGATGTGGGATCCTGAATATTGATGGTCTTTGTTTTCAAACCAGAAAGAATTTCGCTAATATCACTGGGTCCCTTCATTTCGGGTCGCGATGGTGGACGTCTTGAACTGCGCTCCGCCTCGTCGGGCCTGGCAAAATTTTCTTGAATATTTATTCCATCATCCATTCTTACACCATTTGAACTGAAACTTGGTCTTCCGCCGTAACTATTGTTGCCACCTCTATTTACGGAAGGAGGCGGGGCAAAAGGGCCTTGCGTCTGCATGGCGGGTGGCGGACCTCTTCCCATAGGAACTTCGGGCTCGGGATTCATTATCCCGCTCATAAAACCGGAAAATCCGGGATTTGATTGTCCCATGCTATTTACTGCCGCGTTTTGAAATTGACGCATTAAATCGGGATTTTGACGTAAAATATCATCCATACCGGGCATAGAAGACTTAAACATAGTATTTGTCATATGGACCATCATTGCACCGCCTCCTAGCTGAAATAATAATTTGAGCTCGGGTGCTAGACTTGCTTTGGACTTGTATTTTTCATATAGTTCGCCGAATACTTCATCATAGTCTGTAATATTTTCATTGATTTGCTCTCCCCAGCCATCCAACTTTATATCAAAAGGATCGAAACGCCCATTTAAAAACTCTATACCATTAATGATCGCCATAAGCATATTTCCTTGAAACTTTACGGAGTTTTGCTTAGACTTTTCTTCCATGATGGTTTCATATTCACCCTGCATTTCAAGTAAAGAGGATTCCATGTTATATTTTTTCGAAAGCTCAACACCCTTTTTTTCTAAAGCTTCTAGCTTTCGTAAATATTTGAACTTTTCTCTTAACATATCTTCTTTTGACATTTGGGGTTGTGCTGAAATATTTTTGTCGGGGTTGATTGGTATATCGTTGAATTTTGCGAATCCATCCCATGTTTTTCCGCTCGTGTCACTTGAAGAAGCTGTAGCTTCACCTATCCCTCGGGTGTCATCGAAGCGAACTTTATGTGAGTTATCTTCTCCAGATCCCTCTTTTGCTATGTTAAAAATGTCTGACTTTATATTGAAAGAAGAAGAAGAAGAAGAAGATTCAGAAAAAGAAGATGGGTCCGCTAAATTGTTTAACTCATTTTCTAAATTATTCAGATCATCAATATTAATATCACTTGTTTGCTTTCCAACACTTTCTCTGACTTTATCATTCATGAGAAGTTCAATTCCTCCGCCAAAATTAGCCGATTTTAACCTCCCTCCTTCTCCACTTGGCTTTTCATTTTCAAAAGTCAAAGTAGATATATCTATAATTTCAGAGTCCATCATTTTTATGATTTAATAAGAACTTATAATTTTAAGTTATACGAATTAAAATATATATTTTGATTTGTATTTATTAATTAGTAGGTATAGAGAAGACTAATTTTTTATATACCATAGACCTTGTAGAAAAGAATCAGCCAAATCGTCTTTTTTTATATGTTTTTTAAAATAATCGAGCCATATTGTCAAGGTTCCTTCATTATTTAATAACTCTAAACATTTATTAATTCCCATTTTCTTTCTTTCAGAGTATTTTGTTTTACCTTTATTTGTAATATCATCACCCTTTAACTTATTTGCAGCAGAGATAAATTCTATTTTCTGAGTAGTTTTTTTCATAATAAAGTACTGCGCAATCATTCCTTGTATCGTCTTCATTCGATTTGCGATCGGACTAATCTGGTTCTCAATGATAACTACGTCAATTTCTTTATTATCGAATATTTCGTCGAATTTTATTTTTATATTCTTACCAATCGTTATCAAGTCGATTTTGCTGGCATTACTGGAAATAATAGACTCAAAACAAGTTGAATGAATGTATTCATTTAATATATTTACTAGCTCGGTCTTTTTTATTGGTTTTTCATATTTTATGTTGTATTTTTCTACCATCTCCAAAAGTTTTGGAATTTTTTGTTTATTAATGAATGAGGTAGAAAGCTCAGATGTTGGTATCTGTAAAGTTTGTTTTTTAGAATGTTTCATACAATAGTAACATGAATTTTTAAAAAATTTTGCGGGTTTTTCGCACGATTTATTCTTTTCAGTTACACAGCAAAAATGACTTTCGCAATCAGCAACATTAATGCTGTCCCATTTTACTATTTTATAACCGATCTCTAATTTTTCCAAAAGACAAAATGCTAAATTTTTAATCCCAACATCGATACTTAGAACTCTCATTTACTATAAAGTTATAAAAGATTCCTCATTATATTGTTTTATTACTTATTAAAAAAACTCCTGCGATTGTCAAGCAAATTCCTACTATTTGTAGAAAGGTGTATTTTTCTTTAAAAATAAATATGCTTGTTAAGACAAGTGAAATTGTTGAAAAAATTTTTATAAGCAATGCATTAATCATCGGAGTGTTGTGATTTTTGTCAAATTCCATAATTGTAATACTACCAATGAAAGTAAACAACGCAATAGTAAATATGCATCCTATGTGCGATATTTTAAGAGTTTTTATTTTTTTTATACTTGAGGAAAGGGTTTTATCAAAAAAATAACGATAAGTAACAAATAAAGCAAGAAATCCAAAAATAAACAAAGAGTTTAAAAGGAAGAAATCGTGAGACTCTAAATGATCTAAAACGTGCTTTCTAAAATATGGAGCGATTGATTTTAAAATGCTAAGACCGACTAAGTATTGATACATAATATTTCTCTTTATTTTAATTTATCCTTTTAATTTATCTGGTGACTACCAGAGAAAAAATTTATTCATTTTTAACGCTGTTTATAGGATTTGTATCGGTAGGATATGAGATAGTTGGCGCGATCATTTGTGCTTGTAATTGTTCTCTTGTTAAATAAGGATTTTTTAAATCGCTATTGCAATAGCCATAACCGGGAATAGATGTATCGAATGTAGATTTGTAGAGAAGGGGAACATTCGCGGACGGCGTTTTACTTGTTTCTATGTGTTGAGATATTCCCATTTCATAACATGCTTCTGTCGTGTTGTACTTCATGATTTCAATACCATGATTCGTCATAAATCTTCTATAGGACCAGTTAGAATGTATATTTTCATTTTTTTGAATTCTTTTATTGATTACAGCTTCAGGTTGCCAAGAAGCATAATTTCTACCATCTGCCATAATTGGAGGAAAATCAAAATGAATATTATTAGATCCAGAGTAACATGTGGCCCAACTCATTATATATTAACATCAGAGAAAATATTTCGATGATGTTATTAAACATTTCCTAAAGGTAGTATGCTCTTTATAAATTACTTATTAACTAGTAACTTGATTAGTTCTGTTTTTTTCATTTTTGATACGCTAGATGTGATACCCTTTTCTGTAACAAGACTTTTTAATTTTTGAAGCGAAAGCTTTGCATAGTCAAGATCTTCTGAAACATTATCTTCTTCTAAAATAGGCAGCTTTATTGTTTTTGTCTGAAATCCTATCTCGTGCTCTTCATTTGCAAATTTTTCAAAGTCTAGGTCGGTTTCTTTTGAAAAATCTTCTGTTGAATCGTCCTCTTCGGATTCTGCTTCTTCACATTCAGATTCTTCTTCTTCGTCTACAATTTCAACTTCATCTAAATTTTCAATATCATTTCCAATATTCAGAGTAGATGATTCTAAAGTGATGCTTTTAATATTAATTTTTTCTTCCTCATCATCATCCTCGTCATCGTCATCCTCGTCCTCGTCTTCGTCGTCATCGTCCTCGTCATCGTCATCGTCGTCATCATCTTCATCATCATCAGAAACTGAAATAAGTTTTTGGTTTATTGTTTTGGTCTCTGATGTTTCAATTGTTGGATTCATATCAAATTGTGGCTTGTATTGAGGTATTGTGACACTAGATCTAAAAACATTCATTTCTTCCGCAATAGTTGAAACAATCTCAAACATTGAAGTAATTTTGTGATTTTGCTCTGAAAGTTTTTGTGTAAAATACATTCCAAGGAGACCAAGTAAAACTAAACAAATTCCTAAACAGATCAAAAAAGGAGAAGTAAATATATCAGAAATGCTCATTATTAGAGAAGGCTGATATATTTATATTTTTTAAAAAA